AAAGAAACTGAAATACAAGAAATAAGAAATCAAGCATTAGAGGAACTATCCTTTGCTAGAACGTATAAACAAGGAAAGATAGCCAACTGGCAAAAAAATGAAGAGATGTATTATGGGAAGAAGACTTCTACCACTGAATCACGCGCTAACGTTGATTTAGGTAGGATGCAGGAATTCGTCCATACACTCCTCTCAAAGATAGACAATCCTTTAATCTTTAAATTTACTAAGAGGAAGGAATCCCAACTAAAGAGAGTCCAGTTATTGAACGCTTTAGTTCAACTAGACAAAGAGAGAGACAATTGGGATATCAAAGATTTAGTCGCGAAGAAGCAGTGTATCCTTTATGGAAGGGGTGTTTACGCTTATACATCAGCAGACCCAGATGAAGTCTATAAACCAAGATTGGAAAATGTCGATGTTTATGATTTTCTTATTGACCCTGCTTCTGGAGGCATAGACATAGAGAAGGCCTTCTATATGGGAAGGTATGGTGTCATTAAGACGAGACAAGAATTAGAAGATGGGGTGAAATCAGGTGAGTATTTAAAAACAGAAACGAACGAGTTGCTCACTGGTGTTGGTAATAATACAGAGAGTCCTGTAAATGAATTAGATAAGAGAACTAGAACCCGAGCACAGAATACGACATCGACAGAAAAGGAGTTACAGAATAAAGACAAGTTTAAGTTCTGGGAATGGTTTACTACATATAATGGAGACAGATATTATGTTCTTCTAAATACTGGTGGCAGGGCCATCAAGGTTACAAAGTTGAAAGATATGTTTGAAAGCGATATGTTCCCATTTGTCAGTTATGCCGCTTTTCCAGACTTGACAGAATTTTGGACACCCTCATTTGCCGATTACGTCAGAGAGGTGTTTATGGTACAAAATGTCTCTATTAACCAGATGTTAGATAACGCCGAAGCTATCAATAAGCCACAGAAGGTGGTTAATGTCGGTGCTTTGGAAGATTTAGGTCAATTGAAGTATCGAAGAGATGGAATGATATTTACGAAAGGAGACTTCGATGCTAATAAAGTCATCCAATTATTAAATGTTCCTTCTATACAAACTCCTATTATGGTATTCAATACCCTTGAAGCTATTCAAGAAAAAGCCTCTGGAGTTACTGCTGGAGCAAAAGGTGCTTCAGATGAGGATGGAAAGCTCGGTATCTATCAAGGTAACCAACAGGCGGCTGCCGACAGGTTTGGTTTGTTCAATAAGAGTTACTCTTTCGGGACAGCCAGATTTGCTAAACTATATGAATATGGTGTGAGAGAAAATCTAAAGAAAAGAGTCGCTGTCAATTTGATAGGACCAAGTGGTGTTGAGATAACAGAAGTCAGACGTTCCGATTTATTCAAGAAAGGAGATGATTATGGTGTACTCGTTGAGGCATCTAATCAGGAAGTCCTTGTAACATTCCAAGAAATGCAAGAAAAATTAAAGTTCCTAGCGTCGAACGCACAAAATCCAGTTCAAAATCCTAAGAAGGCTTATGAGATTTCTGCTAAAGTAGCAGGATTTAATCCTGAAGACACACGAGAGTTGATGGATACATCAGAGTTTGGTAATGCTGAATTGATGTCAGAAGCAGATAGAGATATGGAATCGTTACTCGCAGGAGATGTCATTAAACCAAATGCTTGGGCCAATAATGCCTACAAACAGAGAATGGTCGATTATCTAAAAGACCACGAGGAAGATATCGATATGGAACAATTTACGAGGATTGCTAACTATATCCGTTCTCTCGATATGATAATCGTCAAGAATGAAGTCCGAGCATACAACCAAAGTGAGGTAGATAGAATGAATAATCAGTCCGCCATAATGGCAGGACAAGAGCCAGTCGCTCCTAAGAACGGGGTAGGATTGAACGGCTCTAATCAAATTAATAATAATCCCGCACAACAAATTTAATGATAAAATATAAATTAATTAAAAAACACGAAGCACCAGAACTCTCAACATTAGAGAAGTCTGGAATGAAGGTAGAGATAAATCTCGCCGATACATTAAGGAATTTTGAGTATAACAAGAAACAAATCGAAGCTATTGAAGCTGAATTAAAACTAAAAAAAGCTCTGATTATTAACATTGTCACGAATTATCCAGATGTCGTTAAGATTGAAGATAAGATGCAGATAGCCTGCCATACGTATTATGAAACAAATCGATATGTTGCCATCGCTGAAGAAAAATTGATTGAGTTTAAAGAAGCGCAAAAGGAACTCGAGGAAGAAATCAATGAGATTAAAAAACAAACTGGGATATCAAAACTTTCTGCAGAAGAGGTTGCTAAGATATCAAAATCTATTAAGGAGAAGGTCGAGTCAGGTAAGGTAGATTTAACTAAATTAAAATAATGCCCTTAGGAAAAAATGTCGGTGCCAATATAAGAGAACTTACCAAAGACAACAAAAGGTCTGGTAAGGCTCGTGGCGCTAATGGAAAAAGACGAAGTAGGAAACAAATAGTTGCTATTGCTTTAAATGTTGCTGGGAAATCAAAGAAACCAAGAGTAATGAAACACATATAATGAGTAATAAACAAGACATAATTAATGATATAAAGAAGTTTGATGCCATTTCGGCTGTCAAAGAAACCGTTGGTGGAAAATTACTTCTTAATAGTCTCCAAAAGGATGTCATTTCTTGTATTGATGAGTTGTCAAGTAAGTATAAGACGGCGACACACATAGAGATGATAGCTTTAGTGGCAAAACTATCAGAACGTTTGACTATGTTGAGGGTTTTGAATCGTTCAAGTAAGTTGAAAAAACTCGCAAAAGAAGAGTTAGATTTTTTAACAAAGGAGAATATCGAATAGGCACTCATTGGGTGCCCGTTGCTCCTCTCTCGTTCAGGGGAGCAGCAGATACCCAAGGATTTGCTAAAAGTAAATAATTGTGGTATAATATATAAGCATAGTCGGAGGACTTTAATCTTTTTGCAGACTGGTAATCTGTTCCGAAAGGAAAATAACAACCCGACCGCAATTTCGTAAATTGTTAAAATTATGACTGACGAGGTCAAAATCGTTCCTGCCGAGGAATCAAAAGAAACGGTAAAAGCAAAAGCAGAAGCTGATGTCAAGACGGAAGTCAAGGCACAAGATGCTAAAGTAGGCGATGTTATTAAGACCGAGACTCCAAAAGAGTCCAAGATGGTTCCAGAAGCGGCTCTCTTAGAATATAAGAAAGAAGCCAAAGAACTTTCAAAGGAACTTAAAGAGATTCGAAAGTCAATTGAGGAAGGTGCCGCTCACAAGGAGGTATCATCTGAGATTAAAGAAATCGCCGCCGAGTTTGGTCTAACAGAAAGTGCAGTATCAAAACTCATTAGTAAAGTTGGAAAAGAAACGAAGGCAGAGTATGAGAAGGAGATAGAGGCTAAGTTGAAACCACTACAAGACAGAGAAAAATCAGAGAGTGTCGATAAGACATTTAATGAGCACTTTGACAAGTTGATGGAAGCGATGCCAGAGTTTAAAGATATCGCAAACCGCGATGTCATAAAATCATTATCTCTCGACCCAAAAAACTCAAACAAAACGTTCTCAAAAATATTAGAAGAATCTTACGGACATCTTGTTTCTGGTAAGAAAACTTTAGAAAAAACACAAGCAAGAGGAGGAAATTCAGATTCCCCAATAGATTTTAGAAAAGCAAAAACTGATATGAACTACTTCAAGGAAATAATGGCTAACCCCGTTACCAAGAAGGCGTATAATGACGGTTTAATTGACAGACTAAGACTATAAAGAAGAACGAGCCATCTGATATTTATCAGTTTATTAATTTATTATTAAAATGGCTTTAGATGATTATAAAGTAGCGTATGATAATAGTTACGAGGAAGTTTTTAACAAAGTCCTTGTTGCTAAATCAATAGCTAATATGAGATTTGAACCCGTACTAACGTATGGAGGTTCAGTCACAAGATTTAATTACGATACCTCAGCAGTAAGAGTAAGAACAGTTTCAAGAGGTTCAGCTTCTTCAATTGATGCAATCACAGATTCAAATGAATCTTTGACAATCAACCTTGAGAAAGAAGCAGTGTTCTACATCAGTGATGGTGAAGTTACACAAACTGGACCTTTGAATCCAGGAGAAGTTATCGGTGGACAAATCGCTATAAAAGTAGCAACAGATTTGGACGCAAGAGTTCTCGGAGAAGTTCTTAGGGCAGCTTACACATTCGATACAGGAGACTTGACAACAAGTGCTTCTACAGGAGTAGCTTTTGCTTTAGATGCAACAACTACACCTCAGTGTGTAACAAGAATGCCAGCAAAACTAAAGAGTAACAACCAGGTGCTTACAAATATGGCATTTGTTGTTGACCCTTATATGGTCGCTGACCTCGAACAATACCTATTAGGTAAACAGTTCGATGTAGTAAATTCAATTTGGAAGAATGGATATTCAGGTGCTATTTCAATGGCAGAAGTTTATGTTTCAAACAACTTGACATTTACAGCAGTCCTTACTTCAACCACACAACACACAACAACAGAAACTATAACTATTGGTGGAGTTGTTATTACAGGGAGAACT